CCCTAATGAATTTATGACAGCACCAGAATTTTTCTCTTACGTAATGACATGCTTATTACTACAAGGAAACTTCTTTGGATATGTCAACAGAACAAGCTCAGGACGTGTAGTTGAAATATTACCACTACAGCCCGAGAATGTAACAATAAGACAGGACCAACAATTTAATGTTATATATGAAGTTCAGTTTGATAATGGTAAAAAAGATATTTTAGACCAAAATCAAATACTACATATAAAAGGAATGTCTTTAGACGGAGTAAGAGGTCTATCACCAATAAGATATAATTCAGAGTCTCTTGGTTCAGCTATAGCTGCTAGAGATTATGCAAGTAACGTATTTGGTAACGACGCTACTCCAAGAGGTATTCTTGCAACCGATGGGATGCTATCTGACGAGGCCTACGCTAATATTAGAGAGTCTTGGCAGTCTAGCCACCAAGGTGTAAGTAATGCTCATAGAATAGCTATACTTGAGCAAGGATTGAAATTCACACCTTTATCTATGTCTCCAGCAGATGTGCAGTTACTAGATTCTAGAAAATATTCTAGGACTGAAATCTGTGCGATGTTTAGAGTACCGCCCCACATGGTGGCCGACTTAGATAGAGCTACTTTTTCAAACATTGAGCATCAAGATTTGCAGTTCTATAAATCAACAATTTTACCTTATCTGACTTCTATTGAAGCTAGATTAAATAAATCATTACTAGGAGTTAATACTCAATTCTTTAAATTTGATGTAGGCGGTCTTTTAAGAAGCGACCTAACAACAAGAGTTAATTCATATAAAGAGCTCATAGCATGTGGCGTAATGTCACCTAACGAAGCTAGAGAAAGACTAGATATGAATCCTAGAGATGGAGGAGATGCATTTATAACACAAACAAATAATTTACAGTTTGACGGAGATTCTCCGGAAGCTGAACAACCACAGGAAGATTAATATGTGTAATGAATCAACTGGAATGTGTTGCGACCTAGATACAGGAAAATGTACTGATTGTACAGAGACAGAAATGAAAAACATGTCTGTTACTTTTGAAGTTAAGTCTTATGAAGACGAAGACGGCGAAAGAAAATTCTGTGGATACGCTAACACGTTTGACCACAAAGATAGAGCAGGTGATATAACTCAAAAGGGTGCATTCACTAAATCTATAAAAGAACATATTGCTAACGGCACTAAACCTTTAATGCTTATGCATCACGACCACGCTAGACCCGTCGGAGTATGGGAAAAGCTAGTCGAAGATGCTAAAGGTTTATATGTTGAAGGCAGATTAACAAAAGGCGTGAGAGACGCAGATGAAGCCTATGCTTTATTAAAAGACGGTGCTTTAAATTCTATGTCTATAGGATATAAAGTTATAGACGAAGAGTACGACAGAAGTAAAGGGGCTAACCTTTTACATGAAGTATCTTTATTTGAAATAAGTCTTGTCTCAATACCGGCTAACGAACAGTCGACCGTAATATCTGTTAAGTCAGATGATACTGTTGACGCCCGAGCACTAGAGAAACACTTGCGCGATGCAGGTCTTTCTAGACGTGAAGCTAAAGCCATTCTTTCGAAAGGTCTTAGCGGACTTTCTCCACAGCGTGATGCTGCAGAGGAGGACTCTAACCGAGATGCAACAATCGATACTAAGAAAGCTGAACAAGCTGAGCTAGGAAGAATGTTGTCTATATTAAGGAAATAATAATATGACTGACGAAGTTAAATTAAACGAAGAAATCGTTGAAGAAGCTAAAGCAGAAGAATTATCTACAGAGACTATTGTCGCTGAAGTTAAGGAAACTGAAGAAGTTGAAGCTCCGGTTGAAACTGAAGAAGTAATTGAAGAAATTGCTGAAGAAGTTGAAGCTGAAGAAAAAGACGAAGAAATCGTAGAAGAAAAAGAAGCTGAAGTTGAAGTTTCCCTCAAAGATGTAGCAGATGCACTAGAAGAAAAATCCGCTAAAACTGAATCTCTAATTGATACTAAAGTATCTATTGAAGAGATGAATGAGGTGAAAGCTAACGCTGACGCACAAATAAAAACCCTAACAGATGCTGTTGAAGAGCTGCAAGCTAAATCAAACAGACCTTCTGTTATACATTCTATAAAGGAAACTAAAATGGAAAATAAAGATATTCTAGGAATATTTGCAAGAAAAGGAATCGAAGGATTACAAGCTAAAGCTGGTGATTTACAGATTTCTGTTGATGCACAAGGTGGTTATTCACTACCTGTTGAAATGAACGAAAACATATTAATGCTTCAAAGAGAAACTTCTCCAATGAGACAAGTATGTTCTTCAATCACAACTAACTCTACTGACTACAGTCAACTAGTTTCAATCGGAAGCGCAGCTTCAGGTTGGGTTGGTGAAACTGATTCAAGAGCTAAAACTGACGCTCCAGAGCTTACTAAAATCTCTGCTGTTTTCGGTGAAATCTATGCTGCTCCTAAGGCTTACCAACACGTATTAGAAGATTCATTCTTCAACGTTGAGGCTTGGTTAAATGGTGAAGTATCTAGAGAATTTAACGAGCAAGAAGGCGTTTCTTTCTTGAGCGGAAATGGTTCTAACAAACCTGTTGGTATTTTAAATGGTCTTTCTGATTCAGCAGCTTACTTAGCTGGTGATGACACTAGAGACTTTGGAAAATTCCAAGTTGTTAAATCTGGAGAAGCTGCTTCTTTAGGCGCTACTGCTGATGACGTAATCAACAAGTTAAGAGAATTAGTTCTTTCAACTAAAACTGGTTACCTTCCTAACGCTAAATTCATGATGAACAGAAGCACACATAGTGTTTTAGTTGACATGAAAAATGCAGACGGTGAATACTTCTTACAAAGAGACATCGCTTCAGCTGCTGGTACTAAAATATTTGGATATGACATCGTTATAAACGAAGACATGGCTGATATTGGTGCTGGTAACATGCCTGTTATCTTTGGTGACTTTGCTAAAGCATACTCAATCATTGATAGAGTTGGCGTTTCAGTTCTTAGAGACCCTTATAGCGCTTACGGTGCTATTTCTTTCTACACTAGAAAGAGAGTTGGTTCTATGACTTTAAACACTGAAGCTCTTAAAGTATTAGTTGTTTCTGCTTAATTGCATTAATGATTAGTCTTTAGACTTTTTATAGGTCTGGCGGAGCCTTAAATCCGCCCCTTTATTTAACAACTCGACAAATACAAGGAGTATTAAATGTCATTCCAGAACTTAAAACAATACGGCGCTTCAGACTATGCCGTCTCTTATACTTCTGATATTCAGAAAGTAGAACTAAGAGGAAATAGAACTGGTGTCTTTCAAGCAAACCTAAATACAGGTGATAGCTTAATATTACAAGGAAGACTAAACAACTCATTTAATTGGGTAACAATTTTAGAAGCTAGTGAAACAGATGTATTATCTGAAATCACTTTAGCTCCGGAAACTCAGATAGTCGTAACTAATACATCAGGCTCAGCTGTAAATGCTGGCTTGCATATATAAGGAGCTATCATGACTGTTTCTATTATTAATGGCATGAACCCTAATTCAGGTTCAGCAAGTATTTCACCTTCACTTTCTACTGATGTAGAAAATGCAACAGGTGGTTATGAATTCACAGGCGGATTCGCCGACAGACTAACAGGGTCTTCAGCTGTTTCAGATATAGGTTCGAATGTATCCTATACACAAGCAATGGCAGACTCAGGAACTTTTTATAGATTCGGATTTGATTCTACAAGACAAATCGCAAATGACACACCTTATTGGGGTGATGGTATTGATTCTAATGAAGCTCCACACGCAGGCACTACTGACTATCAAGGTAAAGGCTTGTTTTCAGGTGCGTATATGCCTGCTGGTGTTAACTCTTTAGTTAACTACTCAGAGCAAACAGTGTATAACACCGCAACAAATTTAAACGGTAATGTAATAACTACCGCAGACGGTTCTTTTGACTTTACCGATTGTAAAGTTGGAGATTTAGTTAAGATACGTTTTGACTTCAATATTGTTCCAAACATAGCCAACACAACAGTAGAGGTTGGCATGATATGGTCTACAAGAGATGCTAACGACAATATAACGTTTTCATTTCCACTACTTACTCAACCGATATTTTTCGGAACAGGTACAGTAGGAAAAGTGTATCTAAACAGACCACTTGTGACAGCATATCTAGCATCACAAGAAGATGTGAATGC